TTATTTGGAATTAAAATGGCTATAAGAAAAGTATTATCTACAGAAGATGGCAATCTGCAAAAGACTTCGCTTGTATCTACTCGATCTGTAGATTATTTAGATATTGATCTTACCTTTAATAAACGTCCAGTTGGAGATGTTTACAAGAAGAGAGATGCAGCTGCAGTAAAGCAAGCTGTAAAAAACTTGTTACTAACAGATTTTTATGAAAAGCCATTTCAACCTTTTTTTGGTGCTAATCTAAGAGGTTTGTTATTTGAGTTAGCAGATGAGGAAACGCAAGAAGAAGTAAGAGAAAATATTATAAACGCTATTCAATTTTACGAACCGAGAGTAACCATAGAAGATATAAGTGTTAATGTTCTTCCAGATCAAAACGATATGAGAGTATCTGTAGTTTTTAAAATAATTAGCACACAAGAAATAGTAACATTCACTACGAACCTATCGAGGCTGAGATAATGGCAACAACAATTAAGTCAACCAACTTAGATTTTACGTCTATAAAAAATAATTTAAAGACGTTCTTGGCTCAGCAAGATGAGTTTGCTGATTATAATTTCGAAGCTTCAGGTCTTTCTAATATACTTGATGTCCTAGCTTATAATACTCACTACAATGGCCTTATCGCTAACTTCGCATTGAACGAGTCATTCCTTGGGACAGCACAGCTGAGAAGCTCTCTCGTGTCGTTAGCTGAAGGTATTGGATATATACCTAAATCTATGACTGCCTCAAGAGCAGTAGTAAATTTTTCTATTAATTTATCTACTTTATCTAACAGACCTTCTATCGTATCGTTAACACCAGGATTACTATTTAACAGCTCTATAGATGATGTAAGCTTTACATTTCAAACTAGAGAAACAGTAAGTGCAGTTGATGATGGGTCAGGTATATATAGATTTCAAACAGCATCCGGATCATCTAATATTACAATCTTTGAAGGCTCACAGAAAACAAAAACCTTTGTTGCTGATGCTATATCTCAAGACGCTCTTTATATTATTCCAGATAAAAATTTAGACATTGATACAGTTATTGTTAGAGTATATGAGAGTCCTACTTCAGTAGATTTTACTACATATACAAATATTAAAAACGCTACTCTTATTAACTCTCAAACTGCAATTTATATAATTAAAGAATCTCCTAATGGATTCTTTGAGTTATCTTTTGGAGATGGTAATACATTTGGAGTCACCCCTAAAGCCGGATACAAGATAGAAGTAGACTACTTATCAGTTACAGGTAGTGATGCTAATGAAGGAACTACATTCTCATCCATATCTACAGTGAACGTAGGAGGTACAAATGTAGGTCAAGGAACAAATTATCCAATTATAGCAACTACTGTAACCAACTCTCTAGGAGGGGATGTAAAAGAGACTGATCAATCAATCAGAACGAATGCTCCTTTTCAATATGCATCACAAAATAGAATGGTAACTTCTGATGATTATTCCTCTTTAGTTCTTCGTAATTTTTCTACTCTCATAAAAGATATTAAAGCTTACGGAGGAGAAGAAGCTCTAAAGCCAGAATTTGGCGCTGTGTTTATGTCAATAGTATTTGAAGATGATGTACCTACATCTACTCAGACTACTACTAAAAATAGCATTCAAGAGTTAGTTGATCAACTATCAGTAGTATCTTTTAGATTAAGATTTGTGGACCCTGTAAAAACATTTATAGAAACTGGTACATTTTTTCAATTTAATAATAAGCTTACTACTCTATCTCTTAATACTATTACAGACAATGTTAATACAGTTGTAACGAATTACTTTAATAATAATCTAGGAAAGTTTGGACAATCATTTAGACGTTCAAACCTTCTAACTCTAATCGATGAAATTTCTCCTGCTGTTCTTTCTTCTAGAATTACAGTTAAAATGCAACAACGAATTACTCCACTTCTTGGTCAACAGAATAATATTGTTCTCAGATTTCCTGCATCTATAGCAGTACCAGATGATGTAGATTATATAGTAGGAAGTACAGCATTTGCAGTAAATGGTATTTCATGTAGCTTTAAAAATCAACTAAGCTCTAATAAACTACAGATTGTATCTTTAGATGGAAACTCTGTTGTTGTAGATAATGCGGGTAGTTTTAACTCTGCAGCAGGTACTCTTACTATAAATGGATTTATTCCTAATGCTATTATAGGAGGAGTAAACAATATAAAAATTAGTGTATTGCCAGCAAATCAAAGTGCTGTATCACCATTAAGAGAAGATATTCTTGATTTTGATCTATCACAGTCATTTGCAACTGCAGTACCTGTAACTTCAACGTAGGTTAACATGGCTAGAGATTACACGTTAAAAGATAATTTTCGTAGAGATTATAGGTACACTGATCATCATAAAGTAGACCAGGTGCTTCCTGACTACTTTAAGTCTGATTATCCTAAACTAATAAAATTACTTCAAGCATATAACCAATTTGAAGATTCAGATCAATCTCCTGCAACTTTAGTACATGATATTATTACATCCAGAGATATAACAGCTAATGATGTCTCTTTACTATCTTACTTAGAAGATGAGCTTTTACTAGGACAATCTTACTTTGAAGGGTTTCAAAATAAAAGAGCTGCAGCAAAATTTTCAAATAATCTTTATAGGTCTAAAGGCTCTTTATATTCAATACAAC